CATAAATAGAGCCTCTAATCAGTTATTACAAAGATCCATTTGCAATTTTATGAAACTTAATAAGACGTTCTTGTTGAGTTCCTATAAGTTTACAAATATATATTTTAATTAAACCATAACAAATTACCTTATATACAGAATGACCATTCATTAACCTATAACTGCCAACATTATAAATATAATACATATCTTAATCCTCTAGTTAATTAGTTAGTTAATATTTAGGTGTGGACGACAGGAATCGAACCTGCATGAAAGCCTTATAATAGTTTTGGCCAACTCTTGTCTGCTATGTACTTTCTAACCAGGGTTAGCGTATACCGTTCCGCCACGCCCACACCTAAATATTATAATTAATATTGTAAAGAACACTCCACTCACCACAGAATGTCCAATACACTAGTAACTCATCTTATTCATGATGGTTCTAATTACCCTTTTTACTCATATGGGCTGGGTTCGCCACTTCAATATTTTTATCGGATTCATCGGTTTATTATAAAATTACATTAGTCAGGTCCAAATCATAGGGCGCATCCTCTTTCGTTGGCCGAAGTAAACATCTCACTACTAGGCCGGTTACGTTATCCGGCGTTCCTGATGGGACAAGAACCGTTAGCAGGGTTATTTAAAAAACCTATTTCGCTTTCCATTACAAGTATGGCGTGGAAATGTAGCATTAGTTGAATTTGGATCATTGCGCCAAGCTGCACGTTCTAACCTATTTGAAATAGTTCGAGCAGTGGCTCCAGATTCACGATCGCGTTTGGTTTTACCTTCTCTAATTTTAGGCATAGTAAATATTTCCCTATTACATTAATCATAAAGCCATAGTGAGACATAGGCATAAGGTTTGCCGTCTAAAAATGACCTTATAAGGTGATATGATTGATTAGTTAGAGTTTCATAAATATAGCATTTTGCCCGTTCGTCATATATAAGAACAGTAGTGGTACAAAAGATATATAACATTATTCGATAAGAATTCACACAAGGTTTATTAGACAATTTAACCTCTATATAATTACATGTATCAGGAATATCAAACCACCTTGACAACCCTTTATAACATAAAGCAGGTCGACAGTGGCCGATATTACTAACTTCACGCCATATAGGACCGTCGATACCTTTATGCTTATTTAGTTTTATAACACTAACAGTCATAATATAAACCCCTAAGCGATTAATCAACTATATAAAAAACATACAATCGATCATAGTGTTTATCATGAAAACAAATGGCACTACCTTCACGATAATCTTCAATCCATGTCCAATATTTAAAATGGAATGTATGGAAATTGTCTTGCCAAGGTTTAGGAAGCACATAAATAAATTCTTCTTTAGGATCTATTTCCATAAATTCACTAGATAAAAATGAACATATTTCCGTTTGGAGTATTTTATGTAGCTTATCGAAGCCATTTGTTTTCATATATAATATTTAAACCCTCTATTAATTAATACTGTAAAGAACACTTCGCCGTTGGAAATGCTCAATACACTACTAACTACCAGGTTATTCAAATACTGTACGATTAAAACCACTTATCATACCTTTGTACTTTTGAATACCATCTTCTTCAATAAATACTTCGACATCCATAGCGGGACTCATACCTGCAAAGTTTGCGATATTTTCAATACTTGTAATAACATCTTCTTTGCTTAAACCGGCGGCGTTAGCGGGTAAAGGAAATTCTTTACCATCTTTCGTTTTAAGTATTTTAATACCCATTACACTGCCACCTGGTTTAATACAGGACAGGCTTTAAGGTAAACCAACATTTCATCGGCTTGTACCTTTGTACCATCCTTCAGCACCTTCTTGTCGTCCTCAGTGCTTTCGGCGTGTTCCAACTTACGAATCAAACTGTTAAGACTAATAACAGGATCAATAACACTCACCTTTCCGGCATTGCTGTATTCATACCACGGGACAGTTGGCATAGCGAATTCGAAACCTTCACGGGCCTCACGCTTAAAACGTGCTTCACCATCCTTCATTTTGGTCAATACCAGATCGGTATTTTCCTCGATGTACTCCTGAATCGCCTTGGTACGCATACCACGAAGATCAGCCACAATTAAATCTGACAACCAATTGCTGTTCTGGTTGTCTGCGTACTCACGAAAACCGAATACAATTAAATCCTGTACTTGAGTACGCAAGCTACGATCAGCCTTTACTACGACTGAAAGCTGGGCCTTAAAATTCTCAGCCGTTATAACTGTACGTTTTGACATAATGTTTCACCTAATTTATATAGTTGCGAGGTAGATATACAGGTAAAAAGGAACTGGTGAGATTCGATACTCACGTTCCGGTGAATTACTAGTTCACGTTCCGGTCTTAATTATTAGATGACAGTTCCAAACTGTATATCCTTAAGTATACTGGATTTCTCAATATACTTAAGACTACCTAGCGTAGCAATCTGAAATCACCCTTAGCTATGTAGTCTCGCACATGAATATTAGTTACTGTTGAGTAAGCTGTATTTTTTTCATACACAACTAACCCTAATGTGTTGGCCCGTAGGCTACTTACGTTTGGATTAGCTTCACTAATATTTTATTCAGGCTTGTAAAGCCTTCGTATTATCTTCATCGGATATAGACAATGTAAGCCTGTTACCCTACAGTCATATTAAACTATAGCTATCCTGCTATAAGACCTGACTGGCTAAGCCCTTCACATACTGGCTTTTGCTTCATTAGATAGAGCCTAACCATCTAACTGAGTGGATTGTTACAGATATTAAGAATCTGCCATACGCGTCACCACATTGCGCCTGCCCTTTAGGGCAACTATGTGTATTTGACAAACCCATTTGGAATGCGGCCTATTCCGCATTCCCTGTCTCGGGGTTTGTACTCCATAACATTTTGGGGCCTAAGTTATTGATTTATAAAAGGATTGTGGGACTAGGAGGGGATCTTAGATGAGAATTATTATCATTTAGAATATTGCAGACAAAGAAAAGGCCCATAAATATGGGCCTAAATGTTGTGGTTTCTAGTACGTACAGTTTGAATAGTGTTTACAATAGTGTTCACTACTATTGGGACACTCTAATATATGGCCATCAGGCCCTAAATCTCTACACTTGAGATCGTGTCCACAAACAAAACATATATTATATTCTATACACTCTTTTTCAAATTTCTTCTGTTCTAAAATCTCTTTCACTTTATTATTCATAATATTCTCTCTATCAATATGTTTTAAATTAGGCCCATACCTTTAACAGATATGGGCCTGAGAGGGCCTGTATTGCGCTCTAGGCGACGCTAGCTTGAAAGAGGACCGCTAGCCTTAGCAACATTCTATCACGCTCAGAGTGGCATACAGAGCGTTTAAAGCGCTTCTTGCCCGGTTGATAGAATATCCAGCCAGCACCATATTCATTGCATGGAATATGTGATTCGATAAAATGTGCATCGTCTAAACCATTCGCTTCGATATCGGCATAAACTACCCATAGCTCGTTGATAATTAGACCCTGAAGGTCTGGGTTATCTAGTGCATAGGGTGATAGCTTCTGAACCTTCTCGATTAGCGCTAGTACTTGGCTAATACGGGACATATTACCGAATCTCTTAGCCTTGTCAGCACCAAGTGCTTTGGTTAGCTTGTCGCCTACCTTACGCTTATCACGGCTGGTCATGGGTACATTGCTATTAATCTTGTCCATGTACTTGGTCACCAATTGCATCGTATCAGGAACATCAGACACAACACATAACACAGTGAAGTTGATGATTTGCGTGTTCATAACTTGCATACTAAATTTTGAATACGATTTAAAAAATATGCACTGTCATAGTCGTTACACGCCTTCACATAACAACTAGCGTACACCTTCAATGCTTCAAGAGTATGTTGCTTATCGTTGGATGGTTGTGATTCGGCAACCGCACTATCTGACTTTATACGATAGTCGTACTTAACCCAATTCCATCCAAGTAGACAACCACTGTCCCATACTTGACCACAAACAGACTGTACTTCCACCTTTCCGCCATTATCATAATGCTGCATTACAGCAATTTTCTCTTTCAATGTCTTACTCATAATATTCACCTGTTGTTAATTGGCAGCTTCATTGCTACCGCCTAGCACCCTGGTGACAAGGTGCTAGACGCTGGCTTAGTCTAAAATATTAACCACAAAATAAACTCTGCTACACTGGCCATTATTAGACCTGCGAGCAATAATATTAGTGGGCTTGTTCTAGTGTATTTAAAAACAATATGATGATGTAAATCCAGGACATACATATAAACAATACAGACTAGATATAAGGTGATGTGGAGTTCCATGACTCAGTGGCCTAGCTGCAAGTTAGAGCAACGATACTTGACTTGCATATCATCCAGGTTGACGCATACAGGACAACCTATATCAGAATCAATTCGTATTAAGGACTTCTGATGTGTCCTGTGAATACTCCTCATAGTGATGTTAGTGATAGGTAATACGTTCCAGGCTTGAAGGCTCTTAAGCCCTTCCTCGACTCCCAATATATCCATACAGATACGTATGGTTCGGTTAGTGATGGTTGACCCAGTCATGGGGTATTCCATCATGGTTTGATGATAGTGCTCATCATTGGATGCCTTTAACTTAATAGGCATGGTATGGTTATTGCTAGGCATAGTATTGGTCCTCACGTGGTTGTGGTTGATCTCATCAGTGGAGCATACAGCTCCAGACGCCAGTGCTGGGGCGTTTCGATCTAGTTACTTGTCTTTTAGGATAGTTGCTTCCGTCAACCTTGCTGCCGCTACCCTTTCCTCTGCCACTCTCCAGGTTTTATATACTGTCCTTGCTGCCTTTGCTTTTTCTTCTGCTAACTCTGCTGCCTTTACTGCTGCCTTTACTGCATCCCATGCTGCTGTCTCTGCTGTCTCTGCTGCTGTCTCTGCCCTTGCAGCCCTTGCATTTGCTACCCTTGCTGCCTTTGCTGCTGCTTTTGCTGCTGCTTTTGCTGCTGCTTTTGTGGTTGATCTCAGTTGTGATTGGTGTTCGTAAGTAGCATCGAATTCTTTACCAGCTATAGTGTCTATAATATCTATTGCGATCTTATAATCAGCGAACATGCCCACTTTAAATGCAGCTTGAGCTAATCCGATTAGTTGACTAGTCCAACGTTTAATATATTGCTTACGTGTAACAACATTAGGCTTACTATATCCCTGTTTTGTAGTGATAGTTTTCATAATAATAGTACCTGCATAGTTGTGGTTGAGTAATGAGTATAGTTGATTCGCTGGCTTGACGCTATCAATCAATGTGATAACTGTAGCCACCGTTGGCCAGCTTAAAAGCATCATTCGGCAAATCACCAGTTAAAAGGTACTCATCTAAAGCCTTTGGGTTGATGATTCGTAGTGCGTCTACGATATGACCATGTGCGACTACATGTGTCCATTGGTCTTCGACATTATTGCAACGTGATAAAGCTGCGAGTAGTAAAGCTGTAGTTTTATTCATTGTTCTTCTCCGTGCATAATTGTGGTTGTACAAGTATAGTCAATATATGACTAATATCTACTTATTTCTCTAAATCTGTCCCATTCACTGGTCCAGGTTAGAACAATATTAGTATAAGGTTCTATAATTAGTAGTTAACATTAATAATATATAGATTGATTAATAGTAGTTATATACAAATATAGTCTTTAATAATAAATATAATCTTTAATGGTTACACCCCTCCTTTCTTATTATCTTATATTCTTATTATCACCCTATTAGAAGCTCCACCATCACGCCTGTCGACATTGAGCGGCCCTTGTAGGCTGATGTTTGTTGTGTTGTCACTGTGTGGTGATGTGTTGTGTCACTGATGGGTGACAAAGGCAGGGGGAGGGGGCTGAGCCAGGCGGAAATAAACCGGTATACCCCCATCCGTACATGAGAGGTGAAATTCTAAGGAGAACTAGATGGGTATTATAATTGAAAAAGAAATACCTTCTGAAGGTGGTTGGCAAATAAGTGAATTTGAAACAGTTAGAACTTTTATCAGTATAAAAGATGCTTTACACTTGTTAAGTGGTCCTTCATATAGGCTAGTTAAGGATGACAAATTCGATAGGTTTTGGCAAGACAGTGTTAAATACCCTTGGGCACGGTACCGTGTCAAGGGGTTTGTATAAAGAATATTTTATTACAATATGAAGGCTCTTGGTGAGCACCACAGGAACAACCAAAATATGAATGAAAACAAAGAGATAGAAGAGAACGAACAGGCTGTTGTTGTGTCGGAAGATATTAAGTCTATTCGTAAGCCAGGAAGACCTCCCGGTGCTAAGAATAAGAACACAATGTTCAAAGAACTTATGGCTGGGGAATTCCAGTCGACAGCAGAGAAAGATATAAAAGATGTTCTTTCTGTGTTGTTTAAAAAGGCCAAGAACGGAGACCTAAAGGCAATCAAACTTGTAATGGATAGACTAATAGCCCCTATACGTAGTGAAGATGATAAGGTAGAGAAGCATGGCCTTGTTGTTAATATCACTGTTGGTAGTATGGAACAAGCACAAGCCGTAACATTAGAGGGAGAGTATAATGAAATTGAAGATGAAAATGAGGAGAACAGCTAGTAGGTTATTGATTGGGGTTGGGGGTAGGCTAGTTGAGGTGCCTGATGTATATTTATCAAAAGAAAGTGAATACACAGATAAAGAGCTACAGGTGTTTTATACAGCGGATGAAGGGTCTTTAAAAGAAGCGGCAAGAGCAGCAGTGTTAAGTAAAAGATTGGAGTTTCATAAGAGCTTTTGTTATTCAGAAGGTACTAGGGTATGAAGAGATTGAGTGATAAGTGGGAAGCCATCTTAAATCGGGGTAAATATGCCCTGAATGAATTGGCCATCCTGGGTACGGTAGGCCTAGTCTTGCTAACCTCCTGTGCCACTATACAGTACGAACCAAGAGATATTCCAGACCAAGTGATAGAGTGGTCTAATGAGCACGTCTATCGTTTAGAGACTGAATCAGATATAGGTACGGGATTTTGGGTAGATAATACACACATGGTTACAGCTTGTCATGTATCAACTAGTAATAATATGCTAGCTAAGAATAGGAGTAATACTCACACAACCTTAATGAAAGAGATATTTTGTGATAGTGAAAGCGACCTAGCTATATTAAAATGTGTTGATTGTGTTGATTTTGTTATTAGCCCTGTAGAGCTAGAAGCACAGCCCCTAGAACAAGGTAGTTTGGTTTATGGATCAGGATATGCATTAGCTAGTGATTTATGGATTTCGGTTGGTAGGTGGCAGTATGCCGTACCTGAAGGATATTTAGTAGATATTAACACTACAGTTGGAGATAGTGGATCGCCTGTATTAAGAATTAAAAGCGGCAATATTAATGTTGTGGGGGTGAGAACTGCTAGTGCTAGAGTAGGTAATACAGTACTAACATACCGAACACTAGTAAGTGGTGCTGATCAGATTCTAAAGTTAATAGCAAAGTCGACAGACTAAGTGAAAGGCCACGTAGTGGCACAGAGCCCCGAAGGGGCGAATAACCGGCATTATTGCCACAACTAAAGAGAGAGAAAGAAATGGCAGATTCAAAACAAAAGGGTAATGGACTTGGGCAGAATAAAGTTCCTACGTTCCAGCCAGCAAAGATCCATCCGTTTGGCATGGGTGATACAGGTCAGAAGAATATTCCGCCTGCTAGTCGTCCCGGTGCTGGCGCTAAGAAGTAAGGTTATATGGCCAACCTAGACTTTAACCTTCACAACAAACAGATGGAGGTGTTCCAATCTCCAGCTCGCTTTAAAGTGGTGGCAGCAGGGCGGAGGGCTGGTAAATCTTATCTGTCTGCTGTCACCTTGCTTATTGAAGCATTGAAGGAAGAGAATAGGTTTGGTATTTCGTTAAAAGGAAAAGAAGTGTGGTATGTGGCTCCTACGTACCAGCAAGCTAGGGATATACTCTGGGGCTTATTGAAGGACTTAGGAGAGGATGTAATAGAGAAGGCCCACGAGAATACTAGTACGTTGAAATTAATTAATGGACGTACCATTAAGCTCAAAGGTTCTGATCGTCCAGATACACTACGAGGTGTATCATTAGCATTTGTTGTTCTAGACGAGTATGCATTTATGAAGCCAGAAGTATGGGATATGATTGTTGGTCCAGCTTTGGCGGATAGCAGGGGTGAAGCCTTGTTTATAGGAACACCTAGTGGTAAGAACCACTTCTATGATTTATGGTTGGAAGCTAGTGGTGACTTCGATAATGAGTGGAGTGCATTTCATTTTAATAGTCTAGACAATCCTATCATCTCTGAAGAAGAGTTGGAAAGGGCTAGGCGTAGAATGAGTGAGGATGCTTTCAGGCAGGAGTTTGAAGCCAGTTTTGAAGCAGCCGGTGGTGGTGCTTTCAAGAGTGAAGACTTCCAATACGCAGAGAAACCAGAGGAACGGGGTACAGTTTATATATCTGTTGATCCTGCTGGTTACGGCACAGGTGAGGGAATGGTTAAGTCAGCTTTAAAGAAGCTAGATGAAACAGCAATCACTGTTGTTGATGTGTCTCCCTCGGGTTGGTTTGTGTTGGACGTACTACATGGCCGCTGGGGTATTAGAGAAACATCTTTAAGAATTATTAGAGCTGCACAGCAATATCAACCAGCAGCCCTCGGTATTGAGAAGGGTGCATTGAAGAATGCAATCATGCCTTATCTCGAAGATCAGATGAGAAGGTTGAATGTCTATCCACGGATAGAAGAATTAACACATGGCGGACAGAAGAAAACAGATAGAATCTTCTGGGCGCTGCAAGGCCGATTCCAGAATAAAAGGATTACGTTTAAGAAGAATCAGGTTTGGAATAAACACCTTACCGACCAACTCTTAGACTTTCCCAACCCAATGGCACATGATGATTTGGTGGACGCCCTTGCTTATATCGATCAAATAAGTACAACAATATACGATAATGGATGGGTTGAAGAAGAGTATCAACCTATTGACTTAATAGCAGGGTTTTAGATGAAGGTATTAGTAGCGTGTGAATATTCAGGACGAGTAAGAGATGCTTTTATAAAAATGGGCCATGATGCTATAAGTTGTGATCTATTACCAACGGAATCTCCAGGACCACACTATCAAGGAGATGTATTTAATATAATTAATGATGATTGGGATATGATGGTCGCTCATCCACCATGTACTTATCTATCATCTAGCGGCATGCATTGGACAGTTCGAGGGTTGAGAGATCCACAGTTGACAGAAGATGCAGTAGGTTTTTTTCTTAGGTTATGGTACACACCAATTCCAATGATAGCTATAGAGAATCCTATTGGAATAATGTCTAAAAAATTAAGAAAACCTGACCAGTATATACAACCTTATGAATACGGTGAAAATGCCAGTAAAAAGACTTGTTTATGGCTATCAGGTCTTAAGGAATTAAAACCGACAAACCACATCGAACCAAGGATAGTTCAGGGTAAAAGTCGATGGGAAAATCAGACAGATAGTGGCCAAAATATATTATCGCCATCAAAAAAAAGAGCTAGTATGAGAAGTTTGACGTATCAAGGTTGGGCTGATGCTATGGCAGAGCAATGGGGTTGTAAATAATGGCGCATGTAGACATAATTGTTGGAAATACGGAAGTTCCCGAAGGCAAGGTGGGCCGTGATGTTGAGTCTTCTTTGGTTTCATGGGTTATGACCCGTGTAAAAGATTGGGAAGACTACCGAAATACAAATTTTAGGGAAAAGTGGAACGAGTATTACCGCCTATGGCGTGGTATTTGGGACCAAAAGGACAAAAGTAGAGATTCAGAGCGCAGTAGGCTCATAAGTCCTGCACTTTCGCAGGCGATTGAGGCCACTGTCAGTGAATTAGAGGAAGCATCCTTCGGACAGGGTAAGTGGTTCGACGTATCGGACGATGTTGTAGACCAGGATAAGACAGATATTGGTATGTTCCGAGATCAACTGGCCGAAGACCTAGAAAAGGCTAATGTTCCGGCTAATATAGCAGAAATTTATCTAAATGGTGCTATATACGGGACAGGTATTGGGAAGATTGTTGTTGAGGAGATTGTTGAGAAAGTAATCGGATCAAATCCTATCAATGACACAGAAATTACTAATTTTGATGTGACAGATAGGCCTACAGTTGCTGTAGAAGTAGTAGCTGTCCATCCTCAAGAGTTTGTTATTGATCCAGCAGCTAGAAAGGTCCATGAAGGTTTGGGCTGCGCACATATAACTACTGTAAGTAAACAGGCTGTTCAAAAGAAACAGCAATCAGGTATCTATAGGGATGTTCCTCTGTCAGGATTTACTGATACTTTAGTAGGAGACAGAAGTCTTAGTGATAAAAATGAACTAGCTGATATTCGTACTCAAGATAAGACTATGTTAGTAGAATATCACGGATTAGTTCCTAGAAACTTAATCCCTCTTGATATAGAGGACGGAGAGGAGTTTGTAGAGTTATTCCCCGACAAGGAAGGCGCCAGTGCTGATATAGATGAAGTTGATCTTGTTGAAGCCATTGTAACAATTGCCAATGGTATTACTCTCTTAAGAGGTATTGAAACACCTCATGCTATGAAGGACAGATCTTTTATAGCCTATCAGCATGATACAGTTCCTAATAGGTTCTGGGGTAGAGGCATAGCCGAGAAGGGTTATAATCCTCAAAAGGCATTAGATGCAGAGATGCGAGGTCGTATCGATGCAATGGCGATATCTATCCACCCAATGATGGGCATAGATGCCACACGTATACCAAGGGGTGGTAATTTTAAAGTAGCTCCTGGACGTAATATATTTACTAACGGTGATCCGAGTACAATATTAAAACCCTTTACATTCGGACAGGTAAACAATAACACGTTTGCCCAGTCTGGCGAACTTGAGCGCATGGTCCAAATGGGCACAGGCGCAATGGATAGTGCCACACCATTGGCCGAGAACAGACGTAATGAAACGTCCTCGGGTATGTCAATGATTATGGGTGGTGCAATTAAGAGGAGTAAGCGCACTCTTGCTAATATAGAGCGTAACTTCATGAGGCCTTTGATACATAAGGCAGCATGGAGGTATATGCAGTTTGCTCCTGATCGTTATCCTACACTTGATGTGAAGTTTAATGTGCATAGTACTCTTGGAATGGTTGCTAGAGAATTAGAGCAGCAGCAATTAGCGAATATGATGAACACTGTACCTGCTGATTCTCCTGCCTTTTGGATGCTCTTGAAGGCTATATATGAGCATTCTAGTATTTCTAACAGAGAAGAAATGCTGGTAGTTATTGATCAGATGATGCAGGCTTCACTTCAGAAGCAACAGCAGCCTGAAGAGCAAGATCCAATAATTGCTATTAAAATGCAAGAGATTCAACTTAAGTCTGAATTGGATAAGGCTAAGCTACAATTAGAACAACAAGAGAATAATCAAGAAGCACAACTAGATGTAGCTAAATTGCAACTAGAGTACGAGAAGCTCCGTCTTAAAGAGCGTGAGTTGATTATGGACGCTAAGATTGAGTTAGCCAAGATGGAGCAGGACAGTGCTGTTACTGTTGCCCAGATGCAGCAGAAGAGCGTAAGCGACACTGTAGCAGCTCAGAAGCAGGTTCCTGCTAAGCCAGAGAAGCCTGCTGTGATCAATATTAACCAAGGTAGTGGTAAGAAGACCATCTCCGTTACGCGTACTGATAAGGGCTTAGAAGGCTCTATAGAGGAGGTCTAATGGATAGTCATTCAGGAGCCTCCTATCTTACAGCAATTATAGCATTCTTTACAGGATTAACTATAGACGAGTGGAGTGCGGTAGTGGGTATTATTGTAGCCATTCTTGGTGCTATTTTAGGTATTGGTACATTTTTAATTAACTGGTACTACAGACATAAAGATCATAAACGTAAAGAAGAGTTGGTGAGTAAAGAATCATGCCTGTTGTAATTGAAGAAACAGTACAAGTACAAGATCATAATGACTCTATTACTGTAGTTAATACATCTACTGGTTTAACAGACGGGTTTCTACTATGGATAGGTTTAGGCTCTGATGGCGTAGATAGCGCTGCATCTTCTACAGTATCTATCAATGGTACGCCTGATGAAATTGTTGGAACACCGGTCGCAGCAGGGGCCTCATCACCCTTTTTTGTATCTCTCTATAGTGGATGGGACGATGGGGATACTTGGCCTACGACAGGAACCTTATTACATACAATCAACACTGGGTATGGGAACGAAGGTGGTGCATTATTTGAATTATCTGATGTTGATCAAACTGTACCCATTGGATTTGGTTCTACTCTTGATACTCAGGTATTAAAAAGCGGTACCATCATGCCTACGCATAGTGGTGTAACAGGATCAGATGGTGATCTAGTATTGATTGTATGTTGTGCTGATTCAGGACTTACTCTTACAAAACCTGATGCCATTAATGGTGTAGCTTGGTTAGAGCATTATAATGAAACTAACGAGACACTTGTTGGGGGCTCTGTCCAGAGGGGCGCTGTTTGGAGTTGTTTATTAGATCAAGATTTAACAAGCACTAATATTGTAGCTGGAACTGTTGGTGGTGGTACTTCTAGTAATGTTGCTTCGACATTGTTAGTAATTCAATCTGAATCCGGTGGCGTACCCAATGGTGGTACAATACTTCCTCAAATGATGCAAAATTTACACTAAGGAGAAATAATGTCTATAACATTAACAACAGCGTCAATAGTTAATACAGTGCTAGGAGGAAGTGATACAGCCGCATATAATCATGCTGTATTAAGTCCTTTAGTTTTTGATGCAACAAATAAAAAGATCACTGGAACAATTCGATTAACTGCAAGTGCATCTCCAAATATGGACGTTGTTACAGGTAGATTAGTGATTGATCTTGGACCAGGTTCTTTATTAATTGAAATAGATCAGTTAGATATTAGACGAAAGATGCAGCTTTCGCCAGGACAAATTATAGCGGTACAAGGGTTTCTTGATGATGCTCAGAACAGTGTTGAAAGTGGATTAATTTCAGTTGGTGTAATCGACGGAATACAAACAATAGGTACTTAAGATGGCGCTTCTCGATGTATTAAAAAAAGACTCTACGAATCGATCTGTTACATTAAGGATCATTGATTCAACTGATGGTACACCAGAAACAGGTGTTGTATTTAATACGTCTGGTATAGATTTGTGGTATAGGAGAGAAAGTGCAGCAGTAGTATCTATTACAGAGGCAACCCTAGCAGCTCTTACAACTGCTCACACTGATGGTGGATTCTTACATATTAGTCATGGCGTTTATCGTTTTGATATCCCTGACGCGGCTTTCGCTACTGGCGTTAATAAAGTAGAGTTTGGTGGAACTGTCACAGGTATGGTCGTTATTGGTGGTGAAATTAAATTAGTTGATTATGATCCAGAGGATACTGTTAGACTCGGATTAACAGCACTACCAAATGCTGTGGTAGATGCAGCCGGTGGTTTGCCTATCTCTGATGCTGGCGGACTTGATCTCGATACTATTTTAGATGCTGCAATTACTACAAGATTGGCGCCTACTGTAGCAAGTAGAACTTTAGATGTAACAACACTAGGAACAGCAGGAATTAACTGGGGTAATTTAGAAAATAACAATGCAACAGTAGATTTGTCTGATACCAGCATTAACCTTGTTGATACAGCAACAGATGTAACCACAAAAACTGGATACTCATTAGCTGCTACAGGTTTAGATGCCATTAGTCAGGCTGCTACAGGTGTGGTTGAAATAGCAAAAGCCGTATGGGATAGAGTATTAACCGGCGGAACACATAACGTTAGTAACTCAGGTGGCCGGAGATTAAGGCAGCTACAAGAGGCTGGATTATACGGTGGTGCTATTTGGGTTGATACTGTAAATGGTACAGCAGGTACCACAAATTTCGAAAATGGTACAGATACTATGCCCGTTGCTGGTATGGCTGATGCAAATACACTAGCCACGGCACTAGGGATATCACTTTTTAGAATAGCCCCAGGTTCAACGATAACTTTGGCTGCAAGTCAGCAAAATCAATCTTTTGTTGGTACTCGGTGGACTCTTGCTCTCGGTAATCAAAACATAGATGGATCATATTTTTTCGGTGGCGATACATCGGGTATTGGAACAATTACAAGTGTTGCGCCGGTTTTTGAAGACTGCCCTATCGGGGATGTTACCCTTCCACCATCTATTTTGAGACGTTGTTTTCTGTCTGGAACTATCACAAATTCTGGCACGGGGGATTGGTTTATAAATCATAGTATGTCTCGGGTAGCTGGAACCAGTTCACCGGTATTTGATTTTGGTACAGCAGTTGGAAATACAAATTTAAATATGCGGCTATGGTCTGGTGGCATGCAATTAGAAGCCATGGGGAATACAGGAACTGATACAGCATCAATTGAAGGGAATGGACAAGTTGTAGAGGGAACTTGTACAGGTGGTACAGTAGCGATAAGAGGTAACTTTACAACCTCTGGAGTGACTAATCTTACACTTGTAGATGATGCAAGGTTTGATTCAGCCGCGTTAGTAGATGATGTTTGGGACGAAGATGTAGATACAACCCATCAAACAGCAGGTACAGCAGGTAAGAAGCTTGATGACGCAGGTGCCGCAGCAGATCCTTGGGCTACAGCTCTTCCTGGTGCGTATGGTGCAGGTACAGCAGGTAAGATTGTAGGAGATAATATTGATGCCCCCTTGTCAACTATTGATACAGTTGTAGATGGTATTCAAACAGATCTTAGTAATGGTACTGACGGTCTTGGTGCTATTAAAGCAGAGACAGCTTTGATTGTAGCTGATACTAATGAGTTACAAACAGATGATGTTCCTACGTTGATAGCTGCTCTTCCTACTGCTGTAGAGAATGCAGATACTTTACTTAATCGAGATATGTCTACAGGTACTGATTCAGGAAGTCCTACAGTACGAACAGTAAGGCAGGCGTTAAGATTCTTACGTAATAAATGGGCTATTTCTGGTACAACATTAACTGTTAATAAAGAAGATGATTCGACTGCCTCGTGGACTGCTACAGTTTCTACGGATGCTGCTGCTGATCCAGTAACAGGCAACGATCCAGCGTAGTGTGGGGTTTCGTTCTCCATTATTCTTACTGGGGCTGTCAAGCGCCCCGGTAATAACACAAGGGGGTTTTAGGACTCCTGTTCCAGGCTGGAATGCTGGAGCAGTTGCATCGATTACTCAGGGTGGTTTTATAACACCTCTTCCTTTCCTTTTTGGAGGAGGAGGTGTAGTTACAGACGAACAAGTACGAGGAGGACGTGCTAGGCGAAGACGCCGCATAATACATTTAGGTAAACGTAAAGAACTTGATTTACTAGCAGAAGAACTATTACCAGAAGATATCAGTGCTACAACTAAGGCTGCTATATTAGAAGGTAAGGTAGATGTTAACGGGATAGAGGTTATTGTAGGAGAGGTTCCTACAGCCCCAGTTCCCACAATAAGCGCATCTGCACCAGCTCTACAACTGATTACAGATCAAGTAGAGCGAAAGATTGCAGAGTTAATACGGATACGTGAACAACAAGAGTTTGATCAACTTGTTCTTAAGTTTCAAGAAGAAGTTCGAGCCTTTGAAGAAGAGTTCATGATATTCTTAATTTTAATGGTGGAGTGTTAAATGCAAGTACAAGTAGAAAAAGACTTTCGTGCTTTATGTGATATGTTTGAATCAGACGGATGGAAGGTTCTGATGTCAGAGGTATCTAATTTAGAGAGAGGTATAACAGAAGGAGCAGTTGATAACTGCCCAACTAGCGATCAGTGGCAATATACTAGGGGACAACTCCATCAGTTGAGGAGCCTTACAGGATATGAAACCTTTGTTAGACTGTCATTTAAGGAACAAGAAGATGATGATTCTGTTTGACTTTAAATGTAATGAATGTGGCAAGATAGAGGAACATATGGTTCCCCAGCACATTCATCAGATTGTACACCTTGAAAGAGGTAATAAATGTAAAGGTGTTATGACTCGGCAAATCAGTCCAGTTAGAAGTATATTAGATGGAACTGATCCGGGATTCCCAAGCGCGTATGAGAAATGGGCGCGTGACCATGAAAAAGCAGGCCAAAGACAATCATAGTCTCCTGCTATTAACCGTAACCGAAAGGCGGAATTAATATGAATGAAGTAATTGAGGAAGAAGTTAGCTTGTTTGATGACAAGCAAAAAGACGATGAACCTATAATTCAGGCCGTTGAAGATGAGATAGTGACTCCTGCGGAGCCTACAACCTTTGATGTGCCTAAAAAGTTTCAAGGTAAATCATTTGAGGATGTAGTAGAGGCTTACACAAACCTAGAGAAAGAGAATGGTCGTAAGGCAAACGAGGTTGGAGAGTTACGTAAACTCACTGATGAGATCCTCAGACAACAAGTAGCTCAACCAGCTCAGGCTGATGAGCATATTAATGAAGAAATAGGTATTAATGATTTCTTTGACAACCCTGCTGAAGCAGTTAATAAAGCTCTAGATAGTAATCCTAGACTACAGCAACTCGAAGAAAGGCTTAATAAAGAGAATCAGAAGACAACACATCAGGCATTACTCAATAGACATAGTGATGCTGATGATATAGTTGCTTCTCCTGAGTTTCAAAGCTGGATTCAAGAGTCGCCTAGTAGACTGAAAATGTTACAAGAAAGCCATGTCAATTATGATGTGGAGTTAGCATCAGATTTGCTTAATGTTTATAAGACAACTAAGCAAGTCAGTACAGATGAAGCTATTGCAGAGAGGGATGCTATTGCAGCAGCCGAACTAAAAAAAGCTTCTTCAGAAAAGGGTGATGTAACTACAAATGTAAATAAGGTTTATCGTCGAGCAGAGTTAATTAGGCTCAAGATAGAAAGACCTAGTGTATATGCAGCGATGTCAGATGAAATCAGAAAAGCCTATGCCGAAGGTAGAGTGAGATAATTCACTTCTACGTTTAATAGGAGACTATAAAAATGACTACTGGTGTATTAGGTACTGCCAATACGCATACTACTAACACTTCCCAGGATGTATTCATCCCTGAGTTGTGGAGTGATGACGTAATTGCAGCCTATAAAAAGAACTTGATTCTAGCGAATCTTGTAACAAAGCTTAATCACATGGGCAAGAAAGGTGATACACTTCACATTCCTGTTCCTACTCGTGGTTCTGCATCTGTCAAGGTTGCTGAAAATCAAGTACAAGTACAAGCAAATGTTGAAACCAAGGTAGATATCTCTATTGATAAGCACTACGAGTATTCTCGTATTATCGAAGATATTACTGCGGTTCAGGCAATTGATTCTTATCGTGCTTTCTATACTGATGACGCTGGCTTCGCACTAGCTTCTCAGGTAGATAATGATCTTTGGGCACAAGCCGAAGCACTGCAAGGTGGTACGGCTGGAGCTGATAACTGGACTTCTGCCGTAATTGGTGGTGACGGTACTACAGCTTATGATCCTACAGCTAGCGCCAATGCAGGTAATGGTTCAGCTCTAACAGATGCGGGTATTCGTAAGATGATCCAAACTCTAGATGATGCTGATGTTCCTCAGATGGAGCGTGTGTTAGTACTACCCCCGGTAGAACGAAACACTCTGATGGGTATTGCTCGATTTACTGAACAAGCATTTGTTGGCGAAGTAGGTGCTCAAAACACTATTCGTAATGGCGTTATTGGTAATCTCTATGGTATTGATGTATTTGTTACATCTAATGCTGCACTTGAGGTAGCTGATGATACTACTACTAATTATCGTGTGGGCCTTTTGCTTCATAAAGACGCTATGATTTTTGTTGAACAGATGAGTGTTCGTTCTCAGACACAATATAAGCAAGAATGGTTGGGTGACTTGTTCACTGCTGATACTATTTATGGTATAGGTGAGCTACGTAACAACGCCGGTATTGCATTTGTCGTGCCTGCATAATCTAACTGGTGATGGGGGTTAACACCCCCTAGCCTAAAAGGAGAAAATTAATGAGTACTTTTTATAACGGCTCAGTGGCTTGGGATGCTGGATCAATTGCTGATGGCAACGAGGAAGCTAAAGAAATCACCGTAACTGGTGCTGCTCTTGGCGACTATGTGTTGTCCTCGTTTTCTATTGATATAACAGACCTAGTATTAACAGCAGCCGTAACAGCAGCCAATACTGTAACATGTGTATTGGCTAATAACACAGGCGGTGCTATTGATCTCGCGGCGGCTACGGCCTTCGTACAGGTTATTGGCAAATCTGCTCGATAATACGAAGGCGGTTAAATAGATTGGGAGCCTTCGGGCTCCCTCTTTACTAGGAAGAATATATGGCAACTTACACATCAATTATAAACTCTGTGCTACGAAAGCTCAGGGAAGCTACGATAGCCAGTCCTGGTGATTCAGACTATGCTATGGTAATAGGGGATTTTGTCAATGAGACAAAGCAAGAGGTAGAAGATGCTTGGAAGTGGAGTGCCTTACGTACTACCAAAACTGTAACTACAGTAGATGGGACTAGTCAATATGCCATTATAGATAGTGGTGATAGGTTTAAATTACAAGATCCTAGACGAAGCGTGTATAATGCTACTGATAAATATTATCTATTTCAGCAACCTGCTGTATGGATGAAAGAACAACTGATAATTAATACAACTACTAGTCGTCCATCTTATTTTTATTTTGAAGGACTAGACAGTAATGGCGATACTAACGTAAACTTTTATCAAACTCCTGATGCTGTATATACAATTAACTTTAATCTGGTTGTACCTCAAGATGACTTCTCTGCTGGGGCAGAGGTAATACTTGTACCTGTAAGGCCTGTAATTCTTGGTGCCTACGCTAAGGCTATTGCTGAGCGTGGAGAAGATAACGGCAAGGCTGGGGCAGAAGCAGAGCTTAAGTATCAGTTATCCTTAGCTGATGCAGTGAGTATAGATAATAGTAAGATTTTAGGAGAGGATACTTGGTATAATGGCTAAGTCACTTATTCCTCTAACTATCGGTGCTCCTGGCTTCTTGGGATTAAATACCCAGCAGTCAGGCTCTATCTTGCCCACAGGATGGGCTACTAAATTAGATAACTTCGTCTATGATGATGTGGGTAGGATTGCAAGTAGGAATGGCAGCAAGCATTTACATGCCACTGTTATTACAAACACGCCTACAATTAAGGCGTATCATGAATATATAGATGCTAGTGGTAATGTATTACATATTTTTGCTGCTGATAATAAAATTTTTAAAGAGGTTAGTGGAACTATCACAGATATCAGTGGGTCAATAACAACCCCCACAGATGATCTTTGGCAATTCGCTAACTTCAACGGTTGGTGTGTAGGACATCAGTTGGGGCATGCGCCTATTATCTTAACGACTACAGGTGGTACGTTCATTGACGGAACTGGCACTATGCACAACGGGGATATGGTGTTAAGTGCATATGGGCGAGCTTGGACGGCTATTGGCAATACTCTTTATCATACTGATTTGCTTATTCATGATTTTACTGGGGGAAGTTCTGGTAATTTTGACCTTGCTAAGTTCTGGCCTAATGGCATGGATGAAGCAGTGGCGTTGGCAGACTTTAACGGACTGCTTATTGTCTTTGGTAAAGAGAGTATTATTATATATGAGAATGCTGATGATGTAGACAACATGACTATAATCGAAGGCATCAAAGGTATAGGTTGTATTGCTAGAGATAGTGTACAAACTATTGGTAAGGAGATAGTGTTCCTTTCTTCTACAGGTTTAAGAACACTAGGGCGTACTGTCCTAGAAGAGAGTATGCCACTAACAGATGTATCTCAGCATGTAAGAGATGAAGTGTTAAACTTTGTTGCATCTGAAACTAAGGCAGAAATTAAATCAGTATTTAATAGAACAGATGGATTCTATTTACTTTCCCTACCAACATCTGGGAAAAGTTTTATGTTTGATTTAAAGTTCCCTAATCAAGACCGTACATGGAAAGCTGCTACATGGAGTATTGCCCCTACAGCACTTTTATATACTCAAGACTTACAGATGTTTATGGGTGTACAAGATGGCTGGATCAATAAATATCAAAACTATAAAGATAATATACTATCGAATTCAACTGGTGGCACTACATTTGATATAGACTTTGAAGGCGTATGGAATGATTTTGGAGAAGAGGTAGCTAGTTTTATTAAGATACCTAAACAGGTTAGTGTATTAGGTGCTGGTACTTCAGGTACAGCGGTAGTTTTTAAATGGGCTATGGATTATAGTTCGACATTTACTACTCGTAATTTAGCATTTACTACAGTCCCTCCTGCACAGTACGGTATAGCACAATATGATATTGATGTATATTCTTCAACAGGAGAGTTTGAAAGGATTGTAACTCAGCTTGCTAGAACAGGGCAAGTTATGAAGGTTGGTTTAAAGACTACTATTGACGGAAACAAGTTTGCTTTACAGCGTATAGACGTTCTTGTGAAGCTAGGAAAATTAGGATTATAATATGAGTGACTACTCAAGCACGTTCGGAGGAGCAGCCAAAGATGCTGCTAACAGTACTATTCTTGGTGCTGACCATGATACAGAATATGATGCATTAGCTACCGCCTCTGCCACTAAGTCAGACAAAGTTGCTAGTGCTACTGTAGATAATTTAATATCTATGGATGCTAATGGTAATTTAAAAGACAGTACCATAGCTATAGGTAGTGTGTCATCTACAGAATTTAGTTACCTGAATGGCGTTACGAGTGCGATACAGGCGCAAATTGATAACTTAGGGGTATCTAATGTTAAATTAAATACTAAAGTTATCAATATTGGCGATTGGAATATGGATGCTACCTCTGCTGTAGTTGTAGCGCATGGTATAGACATTGGTAAAATGCGTTCATACTTTGGGTTAATAAGGCATGATGATTCAGGAAATTCATATAGTTTAGAAAATGCTGTAGGTGTACTAAGTGGTCATATTCTATGGGATGGTACAAATATGAGTATATTGCGTGCTACTTCTGGATTTTTCGATTCGACTTCTTTTAATGCTACTTCTTTTAATCGAGGCTGGATAACTATTCAATATACAGACTAGTGTATAATATTTTATATTAATAGAAGATTAATTATGAAACAAACAATAAATTGGAGGTTATAATATGGGCCTTTTCGGCGGAAACCTTGGCTCAATAGGGCTTGGTGCAGCAGGGTTCGCAATAGGTGGCCCCATAGGGGCTTCACTTGTTGCATCTGGAGCCGGTGGGCTCTTAGGTGGTGGTGCAGGCGGTGGTACAAACACTATTACCCAACAGTCCGTAGCTAATCCATTTACTGCGCAGGGGAGCTTATTTAATACTTCTTTTGGTCCTACATCCCAACCAGGTGTTAATACAGGAGGAGGAACTTTAGGCAATCTTACTAATCAAGTTCGTGAAGGCCAGGGGCCTCTTGGACTTAATTTAGGTATCTCAGATCCAACATTGCAAGGTATCAGCCAGCAAGGTTTATTTGGTGCTCAAGATTTCTTTAATCAGGCCCAGAACAACCCTAATGCAGCTTTGGCTGGACAACTTGGTGGTGGATTCTTAGAGCAACTGGGTACTTTTAATCCTTTAGATGTAGCTCAGAACCAATTTGGTTTACTGAGTCCCATTCTTAATGAGCAGTTTACTCAGGATAGACTATCTCAAGAGAACAGACAGTTTGCTCAAGGTAGGTTAGGTAGTACAGGTGGTGCCCAAGATGTGAATGCTCTGCTAGATTCTCAGAATGATGCTCGTAGAAAACTTTTGTTTGAGAGTTTTGGTCAAGGCCAGCAAGCTCAAAACCAACTGTTTAATTTAGGCTCTGGTTTGTCCCAACTTGATCCACAACTCCGTGGACTCTTTGGTGGGCTAGGTACTAATTTCTTAAATGTACCATTAAGTATTCAGCAAGCAGGTTTGAATCAAGCACAGATAGCTGGCTCCTTAGCTGGTGCTAATACATCAGGAACACTAACCAATCCGGGACAGAGTTTCTCTCAGCAAATTGGTGCTGGTTTAATTAATTCAGGTGTTAGTGGTCTAACTAGTGGCCTTGAGGGCCTATTCCAACCACCAACAGGAATCAATTTTGATCCAAGTATTGCACAAGGTGCTGGAGGTATTAGATAATGCCAGGTTTATTCGCTACACCTCAAGAAATTGCAGCATTTGAAGCTCAACAAAGATCTCAGGCCTTTCAACGGCAAGATCCTATTGGTGGAGGGCTGTTTAATCTAGGTAATGAACTAGGTAATGTCTTTCAACGGGGCATTGCTGGTGTTGATACCCGAAGTAAAGCACAAAAGAAAGCTGGTGGTATTCAGAAGGCTATACAAGGTTTGGATTTTTCTAAGCCTCGAACTATTGTTGATGCTGCTAACAGGCTAAATACTGAAGGAAATACAGAGGCTGCTGTTCAACTGTTAGGACTGTTACCTCCTCCTTCTAAGGCTCCTGAGATATGGAGTGAACCTTTTGAAAAAGTGATAGAGGTAGTTGATCCTGAAACAGGTAATACTACTAGAGAGCGTATGTTATTAAAGAAAAGTTCTCTTGGTAATGTTCAAAGTATAGGATCAGTTACAAGTAAGCCTGCTCCTGGTACTGGTCAAGCAGGCCAAACTCCTAAATCATTTAAGCCTATAGGAAATATTGTAGTTGATGGTAAACAAGTGGCTGCTTTTACACATCCGGGTAGGCACGCAGGTGCTCCTTTTATCATTACAGGTTTCGATCAAAAAGGACAACCTATTACAGATGCAACATCCTCTGTAGGTGCTGAGTTGTTTACAACAGAACGGACTATTGAGCCTCCTCAGTTAAGTGAGAAGTTTGATATGGCTACTATTATGACTGAGTTAAAGACTAAGTTTGGTGGTGAATTTGGTATTGATTTTTTTGGTGATATGAGTAAAGATGAGATTAATTCTGCTGCTCTTGATATTAGCCGGATGATTACTACAAAGAAGAGTCTTGATAATGAATTCAGACAGAGGTTTGCTGCTAATCCTACTGCTGCTAAAAGAGAGGCAGTTATGGAGTGGTTAAGACTAAATCGTCCTGATCTTGTACCTGAGACTACTGAAGATGAAAGAAAGACACGACTTAACAGAATACTAGGACGTAGAAACGTAAGATAATGGCTACTCGTAGAGAGATAGAAGATGCAATCTTAGCGGCTGATGGCCGAGGTGATACTGAGGAAGTTAACTTCTTAATTAGTATGCTTGGTAGTACACAGGAAGAACAACCTACTCTGCTTGGTAACAATGCTAAAGTTATTGATGAAGTTTTAACTGAAGGTCCACTCCCTTGGAAGGGCGCTAATGCTGCTCTTATGGGGCTGGCTCACGGTGCCTTAGATACATCTAGGGGATTAAGACAGATCTTTGGTGGTAAAGATACTCTGAATGAATTGGCCTCAGAAGAGGAGATTCTTGATTCTTTGTACGCTAGCCCTCAAGGTACAGCAGCCAGAGTTGGGCAAGTAGGTGGCTTTTTTGCTGATCCTGTTAACCTAGCATTGGTTGGTGCTGGTGGCCTAGCCGCTAAAGGTACCATTAAGGGGGCTAGTTTGCTCTCTAAGGGACTTAGGGGATCACTGGCTGCTACCCGTACACCCTTTATTAGAGCCGCTCAGGGAGGCTTAGCGGGAGCCGTAACAGGTAGTACTACTTTCATAGACGAGAAAGCAGGACTAACTAGAGAAGATATGACACTCATGGGCGCTGCTGGCGGAGGTATTCTTGCTCCTATAGTTGATAAGGGAGTTCGTACCTTCCTAGCTAAGCGAGGTGCTAAGTCTGTTGTTGATAAGTCCGATATGGTAGATAATTATGAGAACTTATATAACTTAAATCTTATAGAGTTTAGGGGTAATAAACAAAAGGCCCATACTCAAGCAGCTAAACAACTTGGTTTTAATTGGGGTGGTGCTAAGCAATTGGCAGGAGAGGCTCAAAGAGAAGTTCCTACACTCGCTCGTAATCCTGTACAAGCTAGAGAAAACCTAATAACTAAGCCTAATGTGTACGGTTTATCTTCTGATGAAGAAATTAAGGCCATTAAGGCTGGAGTTATGAGTGCTGATGAAGCTAGTAAATGGGTAAAGGGAGTTAAGCCCAGTATACAGCAAAAGAAAATTAATCAAGGTAAGAAGATAGCCGCTAAGCGCGCTAAAGGTGATATATTAAGTGGACTTGATAGGGCTCTTGGTAGTTCTATGACTCGTTTAAGAAATATTTCACCTAAACTAGCTAAGCCTCTTCAAACATTTGAACTCTTTACTAGTAAGCAAAGTAACGATTGGATTACTGAAGGTAGTAAATTCTTTGATGCTATAGAAAACTTTGAGAGGGTAGTGGATAAAGATACATATAATAGGTTTTATGCTAAGTTACTAACTAACGCCGATGAAGCTATAATTGAAGTAGCCCAGAAGCCTTTAGGAAGGAATATTGTTAAAGAATACCTAACTATTAAGGGTATCCTTGATACTATTTATAAACAAGGTGGAGAGTTGGAAGGACTGGCTGGCTTTCGTAAGGGATTCTTCCCGCGCGTGCCTTCTAAAGATCCAAACAGGCTAGCCCTAATCACTGCTGATCCTGAGTTGTCTAATGTTAAAAAGCAATTACGAATGAAGGGTAAGGAAGATGATCCTGTTGAGTGGGCTAAGAAGCTAAATGAATTCGCTAAGCAAAGAAAAGAGCCTGAGTTTGCCAAGGGATCAACATTAGGTAGAGAACGTATACTGCCTTTTGTCAAGAAGGAACAGGCAGATGCTTATGTACCTCCTCGGGCAGCGTTTGATAGTTATATTAATGATGCTACTCATGTCATAGGACGTAGGAAGTTCTTCACTAATTTAGGAGATGAGAAACATAAAGTTAGTGCTATTGGTGAGGTGTTGGACGTAGATAGTTTGATTGATTCTGTAGGTAAGGTGGGAGTTAAAGGAAAGGATGCTCTTGAGGCGGCTCAAATACTTCAAGCTAGGTTTGGACCAGGGGAAGTGGCAATGGGACAGACAGCATCGGCTCTTAAAGACATGTCTCATATTACATTGCTTGGTGATATACATTCTACACTAACACAAGTTCAAGATGTGTATGCTTCTATGTATAAGAATGGTGTGTTTAACGCTATAAGGGGTGGTTATCAAAACTTTACAGGCAAGGGGATGAGTAAAGAAGTTGTTCTGGGTTTACGAGACCACATAGCCGACTTTGCCTCTACTGCGCCTACTAAAAAGATTGCTGATAAGATACTCACTGTAACAGGTTTTAGAGCTGTAGATAAATTTGGTAAGCAAACCTTTATGAACTCTTCTCTTTTAAAGAATCAGCAATTAGCTCGTAAGAATCCAGAGAAGTTTGCTAAGAAGTGGGGGGAGTTCTTTGGTAATGAAACTGAACAGTTGATGAATGAATTGAAGTTATATAAAACTCCTGATGATGTAACTGATAGAATTGGTTTGATGTTATGGGATGATTTGAGTAAGGTTCAGCCTATCTCATTATCTGAAATGCCCGAAGCTTATCATCGTATGAAGAATGGTAGGCTTTTATATGCTTTGAATTCCTTTACTATTAAGCAACTTGATATTATACGTAATGATGTATATAACAGTTTGAGGAAAGGGGATTATAAAAGAGCTGCTCTAGCTCTAGCTGGATATGGTATGTTCTTCACAGGAGCTTCTATACCTGTCGACATGATGAAGGATCACTTGGCTGGTAGAGACCCTAGAGGACTACGAGATCTTGCTGGAGAGGGTGCCTTAAAGGCTATAGGTTTAAATAAATATACCTTTGACAAATTAGATAAGCCTGATGGCTTAACATCTGCTATAGCTGGAATGGTTACAGCCTCTATAGCACCGCTTGCTATTCTTGTAAATTCAATTTATAATCAGAAGCCAGAGGAGTTGTTTGAATTTGTTCCAGTGATAGGTAGGACAGTAAAGTCTCGATCTAAAGAAAAAGATATCTTTGATGAGATTAAGTTTTCAGATGATTTATTTGATACGGAAGGATTGTTTGAGGATCTTAGATAATGTCATTACATTCAAGTAAGACAAGTGATAAGGCTTGGCGTAGGTCTTTTATTCCTACGCCTATTATTATAGAAGACTCAGATATGTTAAATAACTGGGTAAACTTCTATTCTCCTGATGTAGAAAAAGTTCGTTATTGGAAAACTCCTGATAATATAATCCATATAGAGGGGTTACTAAAAGATGGAACAGTAGGTAGTCCCGCTTTTATTTTGCCGGCTGGATACAGACCCCCTGTTGAACGTATTATTTCAACTACTGCTAATAGTGCTTTTGCACAAATGACTGTTAAAACAGATGGAAATGTTAGACCCCATACAGGCGTTAATACCCCCTGGTTTTCATTAGATGGTATTTCTTTCAGGGCAGCTTAGTTATTTCCTTCTCCAATATAGCTAACGCATTCCAAGCCATATGTGCTGTATGCGTTAGCCCGCTATCAGGATCAACCTCTTCTCCTGCTGCTCTTTTAAGGTAGTGCCTCATAAAGGCATCTGTATACCTCTCTAAGCCACGATCTACAGAGAGCCACCCATGCTCAGAGTATTTATTTGCTCCGAATGTACCCACCTCAGAGACAGCGAGAAGGGCATTAGCGAAGTCACCCAAGACTAAACCTGCTCTAACCTTTCCATTATCTAGTTTAGCTCCAGCTTGGTGTTGATTTACACCATCTGGATCAGCTTCTATTACTCCAATCGAACCTCCTCTTCCTTCAATTTCTTTTATAATTTCTGCTGCTATCATACATCTACCTCCAACAATTTATCCCTGAGTACAGTGATATCATCTATAAGTATACCTAACTTCTTCACAACTTCAGCCTTGTCTTTCTTAGTATCAAACCACAAGTTAAGACTAATTATCCTATTACAATCAGCTAATTTTAAGAAACCCTCTTCATCAGTTTCTTGTCCTGTAATAAGATAGCCATTATCTCCACTGGCTAAAGGATTAAGCCATGTACGTTTTTTCCATTTCTTTATTTTCATAATTCTAGTCCATTGTTGCTTGTGTAAGTGTTGAATGCCTTGAGAAATAACTTCTCAGATTCTAAGGTAGTTAGCGGCATTGTAGCAGAATCTATAGGCTCTATTCCATCCAGTATACCCCAGTTATAATTATCTTCTGGAAGCAAGTCTCTCTTCTCTGTAGCCAGTGCTATTAAATCAGCTTTCTTAATTATTGGATGTATAGTACCCTCACATCCATAGTATTCCAATATGTGTTTTAATAGCTTATTTTCTATCTTCTTATAATCTGGTATTAACATCTTAAGGGGAGACGGTACATCTCCCATAAATGCCTCAGCAGCATCATGGAGCAAGGCCTGTAGCTTATACTCTTTAGGAACTAAAGAAGATACTACAACACTGTGACAGGCAACAGAATAAAAGGGCCTACATTGGCCTCCAAATCTACATATATTAGATAAACCGTAGGCTATAGGTTCAATTTTAGGTTCCCATAGGTCAGGAGCTATATAGTCTAAGTAGTCACCATTACTTAGTAATAAGACAGGGAATACTGATTCTTTATATATCATATCATTTAACCTCTTATCCAAACTTAGGTATTAAAATAATACCTATAGTGATAGTACATGCAGATAGCCAGTATAGAGCACTTCCGTAATTGCCCACACTTAGGTGTATTCCACTGGCTATAAACCCCAATATCGCTATTATACTAGGAAGTATTTGTGTAAAATTAAGTAATGTCATTCTACCTCCTTATAGTTTAGACTGAGTAAGGGTTGCTTTACGTTTCGCTATAGGCAGTATAGTTGTACGTCCTTTAAGGTTAGTACCACATTCGTTACACTTGTATCGTTGATAACTCTGTGTTTGTAAATGCTCTACACCATTCTTCTTAATGTTGTGACTGCCACAATTAGTACAAGCTACCTCTTCAGAGTCAGTAAACAGTGTTACATTAGGATGGTTATTAATCCAAGGTAAAAGTTTATTGTACAACTTAGGAAGGAGTTTTACATCCTGTATATTGTATTTTTTCATAGTGGCCCATGCTTTAGCATCACCAGCTAGGCATTCATTCCACAGTTTCATACCCTTATGAGGCAACTTACTACCTAGTCCTAAAAATTGAGCCACATAATCTAGTTTATTACTAACAAAACGAAACCTACGTCTAGCTGTTTCTAACAAATCCACTTGCTGATAAGGGGTGGGTGGCTCTAGTCCGAGTTTAACAAATTCCTTGTTTAGAATAGGCATATCAAACTTCCTACCATTATAATGAACTACAATATCAGCCTCTTCTAAAAGTGCATGTATTGTATTTATCATATCATTTTCATCGGTATGGTAGATACTTTTATACATAACAGTATTAGGCCTAGTATGCCATGCAGCAGCCCAGCATAAAGTATGTCCTGACTCTACTATTTGATCTAACCCTACGTTTTGATTAAACAAACCCCACGTATATACAATATTAGGAGCTGTTTCTATATCTAGATGTAGTATTTTCATTCCTTTTCCTTTTGTGTCTTCCTTGTATGGCAAGTGGAGCACAAAACTTGAAGACTATCTTCTCCAACGAAGAGTCTTTCAGTAAAACTAGCAATATCATTAAAACCCTTCAATGAACCTGCCGGTATTATGTGGTCTACTTGTACTTGTTTTTGCTTAAACCAATGATTGCATCCTGCACATTGGTATTCCTTTACAGTTCTAACTTCTCCTATTCTCTTGCCTGTCTTAAATACAACAGGCTCTCCATTCTCACCTGTGATCTGTGCGATACGTGATGATTGTTTGAGTCTGTTATACTTAGGTGGCCATCTATTAAACTTCTCTCTTAGGCCAGAGCGGATAAAGCCAAAGAATTTAGCTGTGCTCCACTCCGGGAAGGGTAGGAAAGGTGGCGTACGTTTAGCCATTATTGGTTATGAAATGTATCATGAATTTCATGTTCCACAATTCGTGGATACACCTCCCCACTGCCTCGTATCTTTCCTGCGTGTTTTTCAGCAGCTTCTTTATTATTGTAAAAATGACTTCTCCTTTTTTCAAGTCGCTGCCACCTAGGTAGTATTTGTAATTCATAAATTACGTACATAAGACCTCCATTATAATATACTTGGTATCCACATCTCATTATGATACCTCCTCATCCACAAGAGCTGACCTACCTCAGTCATGGCTTTAATAGGATCTTCATAGTGCTTTGCATATACTTTTAATACAGCAGTCTCCATGCTAAAAATACTATCACAAGTAGAGATAATATTGTCGGCCTTAACAGGACCAATACCCCGAATACCTGGAATATTATCCGCATTATCTCCCGTTAGCATTTGCTTGTAGAAGTTTATTGATGCCTGTCTATCAGACACTTCATACAGCTCGTTCTTATTGAAGTTATAGTGAAGACCAGGAGTGTTGTTCAGATCTTTGTCTATAGTAGCAGCACAATGCCCAGCTATTAAGGCC